AAGGAATTCGCAAGATGGGCAATCGCAACACAAAACAAAGTGCCGAAGCACTTACAGAAAGATTTCACAAACACTTGGCCAACGGTGCAGAATACAAGCGAACATGTTCGTGGTGCATTCGTTGTTCATTGGTCATTGATTGTAGGCGGAACCTTCAATCGGATTTCAGTTCCCATGATGTTGGGTTCAATGACTTACATGCAAATGGCCGCTATGTCTGTTGGTCGTGAAGACCTCGCACAAGTGCTACAGACGATGATGCAAAACATCAACCGCATTCACCACGAAATCACTCTTGCAAACGGTGGTGAAGATGAAGAAGAGTGAATGGGAAGCATTGGCCAAATATCTTTGGTCGCTTTCCAAAGTCAAGCCCAAGATGGCGAAACACATACAAGAATTAATTATAACAATAAATGAAAATACAGAGTTGATTTACGATGACATTCAAGAAACTAGCAATACTAATGGAAGCACTTTACGAGAAGAAGCCGACAACACAAGTTCGTCTTCTTTCAAGGGAAATGGGGAGTTTTAACCAAGAACAATTGGTGAAACTCCTCACGATGGACTTAGCAAAGAACAACATTGCAATCACTACTGCAAAGAAGTGGATTGCTGATTTCTTTCAAGTATTCCCCGATGAGTTGGAAGAACTTTACACGGCCACCAATGATATTGGCGAGGCCGTTTACTTGATGGACACTACAGATGGAGAAGAAGAATTCAGCCTTCGTCAAATCAATTCTCTCTTAGAAATGGATTGCTCCTCTAGAGCGCAAGCCTTTGATGTAGTCAAGGAGATTTTCTTGAACATGTCCGATGTTGAGCGTAAGTGGTTCACCAAGTTTTGGATTCGCACTCCCAACAACGGATTGGGTATGCCTTCTATCCAAAAAGCAGTAGCCAACCACTATGGTAAGAAGGTTGTAGAAGTCAAGAGAGATTGCACAATGAACAGTCTTTCCCAAGTTGTTGTTTACTACGGTATGGGTCAAACCCCTCCAATGGAGTTAGCGCATGGTAAATTCATCAAGCCAATGTTGGCTAAAGTGAAGCCACAAGACCAATGGCCATCCAAAGTCATGTATGATGTGAAGTATGACGGCAACCGGTATCAAATTCACCGTGATGGTGATTCCGTTATCGTCTTCAATCGCCGTGGTAAAATCGTCAACCACCAATTCCCCGATGTAATTGAGCGAGTGAAACAATACAACGAGAAGCGTTTCATTCTTGATGGCGAGATTTATCCCATTCGTAGCGATGGTTCTCCCGATGACCACAAGAAGATGGGAACAAGAGTTCATTCCAAATCTTGGGAAGACGCACAAAAAGTTACTGTCAAGTGGGTTATCTTTGATTGTCTTTACTACAAAGATGCAGGCTTGTTGAACATGGACTTGGAAACAAGACTACAGGCGGTTGACGATGAACCTTTGATGGTTGAGGATTTGTCCCTCCGTCAAATCGGCGGCGACTTCTTGGCCTTCTACAACCGGGCTATTGCTGATGGTTTTGAGGGCATCATGGTGAAGGACCTAGAGGGCGTCTACGAACCCGGTAAGCGAACATGGGTGAAGTTCAAGCCACCACGAATTGACCTTGATGTGGTCATTCTAGGGGCCGAATACGGCGAGCATTCCAAGAAGAATGTCTTCGCTACCTTTGTCATTGGCGTTGCCGACCCAACGACCGATAGCGGCTACACCGAGATTGGACGAGTGGGCAATGGATTCACGGACGAAGAATTGACGATGTTGACGAACAAACTACGGCGCATAATTACAGGTTTCAACAAGGAAATCTATTCCTTTGTTCCTAGCGTTATTATTGAGGTGACGGCTGATGCAGTTACTAAAAACAAGTCGGGGACTTTCGGATTGCGCTTTCCACGAAAGGTTCGTTTCCGAGAGGACAAGGTATTGAGCGAGATTGACACAATTACCGATGTAATCAACATGTTCTAGGTGATACTATGATTACCAAAGAACAATTGATTGGAATGCTTCTCATCAAAGCCAAATACAGAGTGAACATCAAACTCAATCACGATTCAGCGATTGGCTACGGCGTTTCTGTTAGCGGCTCTATCTCTTCAAATGAAAACATGATTGTCGCCATCAAAAGAACCCTTCAACAATTGCAAGTGCCTTACTACGAATCGGGTCACTTTAGAATCATTCTCGGCAAGAAGGCTTGTCGCAGAATTCTAGAAATTATTCCGGAAAGCATGGATGAGTTGAATGGAAAAGGGCTTCCTGTTCTTAGAGAAGTCATGGCCATCCTAGAGGAAGGAGGCCACAAGACCTTGGAAGGTCTAGAAAAAATATTTGAAATAATGGGGTATGAGAATGGGTCTAACGAACATGAACAATGAACGAGCGGAAGTTTTCGTCGGAAAGGAAGGAACCGGCAAGACTACGAAAGTGCGAAATTTGCTTCCAAACGCACTTTACATGTTTGCGAACGAGGTGGAGATTTCTGACATACACTCAGTTCCAAAAGAATTAGGAATCATCATAGAGGATATTGATTACAAACCGATGACAAAAGAAATCGTTAGTATTATTCGTAGTTATCGTGGTAAAGTTTTGTTGACTTCTAGGAATCAGAAATCTATCCCTGCTGAAATTAAAAGAATTACTAAGATGCGTAAAGTCGGTTCCAAGAAATATGTGCAAGAAGAAATTAAATCTCTAGCACCAAGAAGCGAAGAACCGTTTACTTACGAACGAGATATATTCTCTTTAATGACTGAATATCTTCGTGATACTGACCGTGAAAAGATTCGTGAATTATTGCTTTACAACAAACCAGCAGATACGCAAGTTGTATCTTGGCTTGCCGAGAACATTCACCCCAACAAGATTCTCTTTGTTGATGGTGTCGTGAAGAGGCGTTGGAGCCAGCGTTACTTCTACGAAATGCTAGCCTACTCACATAACGGTAAATTCTTCCGAAGGCCAAGTATGCCTAAGCGTGGCTCCTATTCCAAAGTGCCTAAACTCTTGAAGCGAGTTGGCCTTCAACCCCACGAAAAGCGACTCTTTGTTCAGTTGTTGGAAGACGAAGACTTCTACAAATACGCCAAGAGCAAATACAACAACGAAGAATGCCGACTGATGGGACTCGGTGAAAAGCGAAAACCAAAGGAACGCAAGCGAGTCAAACAAGTTACGCTAGGTGATTTTCAATGAACAAGCGACAATTACGAATGATAAAGGAATACATGAAAACGGGTAGAAAGTCAATCGCCCAAATCGCAGACTACATGAACACGAACACAAAATGGGGAGTTACATCTAACCAATTGGGTTCAATTCTCAAAGGTAAAGCGTTTAGAAAGATAGGCACAGGACGAAACACAGAATACGAGTTGGAGGATGAAGACAATGGCGAGAAGCAATAGAAACAATTGGTTGAAGAGAAGAGTAGTTGAAGTCTTGAGTGATGGTTCTCCGAGAACCGCCGCTCAAATTGAGAGCGCCATTCTCAATAAGGACTTCAAATACAAAGGACGAATCAGCGTCTACACGATTGGTTCTGTTCTTCGTGGACGGGAATTCATGTCCGTTGACAAAGACAAAACCAACACCAACACTTGGACCTTGAAGTGATATTATGCCGAACCCATTTGATGAAGCAGAATTTACCTTTGCTCAAGGTAACAACAACATGAAATGCAGTAAATACTACTGCAAAAATAAGTATCCGGAGTTTACGCTTTATGGCGTTCAAGTCCGAGGCAAAGAAGTTCTTCTTTGTCAAACCTGCTTCATGCAATACATGAGGTTCATTGAAATTAATTTGGAGGAATCATAATGGATTATACCGAAACAACAGTTTTCTTAACAGATGTTTTTGATATTGCTCCCAATGTCGCACTACAGTTGAGGCATACAAAGAATTTCATTCATTATGGTCTTTGGAAGGACATAACAGAAGAACAATTTGATACGCTTTACCAACTTGCTCAAGAAGGCATGTATGGTGATTTCTTCTGCGTTGCAGAGCAAATGAATACTAGGAGAAAACATCGTAGAATAACCGAACGACGCAGGGAAAGAATGAGAAAAGACCCCGAATTTAGGAAAAGAATAAATCAACAAAAAAGCGAAAGCAGAAGAAGAATAAAAATGAGGAATAAAAATGCTATGGACAGAAAAATACAGACCAACAAAACTGAATGAAATTGTAGGACAAGAACACTTTGTAATGGATGCAGAGTCTTGGGCTGAAATGAAAAACATGCCCAATGTTCTTGTTTACGGACAACCGGGAACAGGGAAAACATCAATCGCCTTTGTATTGGCTCAAGCAATTCTTGGGCAATACGCTAAAGAGAATTACTTTGAAGTGAATGCTTCCGATGATAGGCGACTTGAAACTGTTCGCACCAAGATTAAGGAAATCGCCCAAAGCGGAACGATGGGTAACATTCCCTTCCGAATCATCTTGTTGGATGAGATGGATGGAATGACCAACGACGCACAGAACGCACTCAAGCGTATCATGGAGCGATACTCGGACAATGTAAGGTTCATCATTACCTGCAATGACCGTAACAAAATCATCTACGCACTACAGAGCCGTTGTGCGAATTACCATTTCAAACCATTACCACTTGACCTTGTTTTGCGAGTAGTGAAACAGGTTTTGCGTAAGGAGGGTCATGACCTTCCCGAAGACCAATTAGGAGAGTTCATATACTCTCTTCAAGGTGATTTGCGTAGAACACTCACCGAGTTACAGGCGAGCGTGGTAACGGGGACGACACTTACACGACAGTTGGAAAAGGGTCTAACCGAATACGAAGAAATAGTAAAACAAATTATGGATAAAAATGTAAATGGTTCACTTGAAAAGATACATCAAGCAATCTACGCAGGCCGTTCCGTTAAGGAAATCTGCGTTGGTCTTCATGAATACATTATCAAGTGTGACCTTGAATCAAATACAAAACTGAAATTCCTGCGAGTGATTGGAGAGGGAGAATGGCGTTCCACCAGCATGACCCCGAAATTACTTGCATCATGGATGGTGGGCCAACTAATATAGGAGGGAAAAAATAAATGCAAAACGAAATTGTGAAAGCCGCAGAGAAGTTGAACATCCCCGTTGAGGATGCTCAATTGAAATACGAGGAAATTTGTAAGGAGAACGGGGTGACGAGCGATAGTCCGATGGCTATTGCTCTTTGGCGCTCTTACGCCGCCCAACAAATCCGAAACCAAAAATCCGGGAACGAAACGCAGAAGAAAGGTGGTCTTGCTAAGCAAGCCTTTGGATTCTTCATCTCTCTTGAGGAGCCAAGAGATTTGAACGAATACAACCGACGCCGTGCAGTAGAGGAGTGGAAGAACGACCCGTTCAACGCTCACAAGAGCGGCTTCGTCGCCATCGTGGAAGAGAAGGAAAACGGATTCTACTCTGTTTCCCGTTGTCATAACGGAGAAGTCCAAGAGAAGAATGTTGCCAATCTTCCCGAATGCGTTCAGCACTTGGAAGATGGTTCAATCATCATTCCCCTTGACAACCAACCCCGCTACCAAAATGGTGGAGAGAACCAAAACTACGGACGACCTCTTAACCCGGTCATGCGCCGTAGTGGTATCTTCATTGGAAAGGTTGACGACGACGAAGACTACACCGCTTACAAGTTCTCTTACAAGAACCAAGGCGGTATTGACTTCACGCCAAAGACCTTCTCTTGGTTGAGTATGGTTGTCATTAAGGACAGTAACCGTGATGGTTTCATCTACGGATTTACCGACAAGACGATTGGTAGCCTTCGGATGAACGACGACGAAGACCCCAACGGGGACCTCTACCGCAATGTTTCCAACATCAACATGGCTCAACTCATGGCCGAGAAGTTGCCCGATAATGTGGCTTATCTTGGTTCTCTTGAGGAGAAGCATGTGGAACTTGGCGACCGTCCTTCTACGGATAGGTTCGTTATCACCACGGGAACGGTGTGCAACATCAACATGACTGCAACTGCTAACGGCAACCGCATCATCAACATTACCGACCTTCAAGCCGACTTTGACTACGAAGAAGACGGCATGACGACTTGCTGGATTCCTCAAAACATTGAGATTGATTTCGGCATCGGTTCGCTTGTGATGGTGGTTGGACGAACCTCTCAGCGGGAAACCGACGAGGGCCTTCAACCCGTTACCATTAACACGGCAGGCCTCCTTGTAGTGGAGCGCCGTGGCCAAGTCGTGGAGATTTCGGAGGCAACCGAAGAGAACCTTGATTGGTTCTAATCCCACTCCAAGGGGGTTTAGGTGTCCTCCTCTGGGCGGCGTAAGCGTGAGCCGTGGAGATTTTGACGCTCGGATGGGTGCAATGCCCTATCCTTTACAGGTGACTATAATGAAATTTTACGACAATGCAATAATGACAGATAAAGCGTTTATTCTCTTTAGTAGGATTCAACATGTTTCTTGGGACATTGAACCCGATAACATGGTCATGCTCAAGATTTATTCTAGTGGTGGTAAGATTCTGCAATTGGTAAACCATACAGAGTTTTACGAATTCCTTAAGCGAATGAAAGCGATTGGAGGTGTGGATGAATGATTGACTACCAGCAAGAATATGTATCCGCTCAAGACAAGTGGATTGTGGATTTGCGAGATGTTGACTTCATTACTATGAAGCAAAATTGGGACGACAACAACTTCCACATTAAGATGCACATCGGAACAAAAGAAGTGCGCTTTATCCTAGAACAACAAGAAGAAGTAGACAAACTGATTAAACAATGGAAAGAATACAGGTGAAAATTATGATAAACAATAAGATGAAAGAAACAGCGATTGATGTGAATGCTATTCAAGCACTCATCGCCAAGCAGAAGCAAACGGCAAAGACAAGTAAGAACAAGGTGTGTCTTGGAATTGAAGGGGATGCTAAGACCGGTAAATCCGGCCTTACGATGGATACTCCATTCAAGACCTACTACCTTGACTGTGACATTGGCGCAGTCCCAACTTGGAAGACAAACTACGATGCTACAGACCGCATTGTAATCTTCAACCCTGCCGCAGAAGACGAAGAAGGTAACTTCCTTCCTTACCAAACACAAGGGAACATTCGTTCCTTCATTGCTCTTGTTCGCCAAGAGATTGAAAATTCAAGCGAAGAAATTCTGTTCGTTTGGGACGGTGTAGATTCGTGGCTGGACTACTGCACTTTGTATATGACCGGGATGGAAAACTCAAGAATGCGACCCATGAAAGCCAAGGCTCAACAAGATTGGTTCCAACGAAACCAGCCTTACCGTGAAGTCTTGAAGGAGTCGCTTTCTCTTGACTGTCACCGCATTTACATTACGCACACAAAGCCACCGTTCCGTGATGAAGCCCCTGCTCCAATTTGGAACCGATGGGATTCTCA